TAGCTTGTGACCTTGAACCTTCCTCAGCCATTGAAGCCATCGAATTAAGCGCAAACTCAGCAGCCAATCCAGTTTTATAGAATGCGGCTGAACCCGCGAACTCAGGGTCGCTTGAAAGTTTATCTATTGCGGCTATCTCATCCTTGAACCTTTGCAACCCACTGAGAACAGGATTTAAACCAGCAGCGAAGCCATCGAATATTCCCTCGAAGTCAATCTTTTCAACTTCCTCACCAATACTTTCAAGCTGCTCTTTTAGTTCCTCTATAACTGGATTGTTCTCACCGAATGCCAGTGCCAGTGCCAGAATGGTGTTCTCTAACTCTTTAGCTCTTTGCTCAGTATCGGTTGCAGTAAGCCCAACTGATTGCAAGGCTTCGTTTGATATGTCCATGCTCTGAACAAAACCAATGCCAACGTTAGCAAGTCCGGCTTGGAACTTAGCTGCAAGTGCTGCTGCCTTGTTTTTCTTTTCCGTTGCTTTTATGTTCCTTTCTTGAACCCGTATTTGTTCTATCAGTGCTTGAGTTACTTTATTGATTCGGGCAATTTGTTCAGCGTCAGTCGTTAATGACAACTGTTTAGCTGCGTTCATAAGGACTATTTGCTCTGCTGATTTTCCATATTCGGCATTCTGTTGGATAAGGGCTTCAAGCTGTTTTTCTGATGCCTTAATCCAGTCATCAACAGATTTAACTTGGCTATCTACCGTCTGAGTAAGCTCATTACCTTTTGCGACTATGTAGGTATAGGCATCACCTAATTTGCCCATTGCTTCTGAGGCCATCTTCACCCCACCAGCAACAGCCTGGAAACCTTTTAAGGTTTGTAGTTGTTTTTCTAAGCCGTCTATTTCATCTTGGGTGTTCTGTAAAGCCGCAGAACCTATCATCCTGCCGCTGCCAAATTCCGCACCAGAATAAAGTTCTGCTCTTTTCTTTTTAAGCTCCTCAATTTTGCCAATAATGACATCCATTTCATCAGCTACAGATTGCAATGCTTGAGCCTCTTGGCCTGACTCAGTAGCACTTATGAAGTCTTCCATTGCTTTAGCTGCAACGTCTGAGACCTTTGCTAATTCCTCGACCTTTTCCCTGCGGTCATCAATTAATTCATTGATGCCCTGCCATGCGGCATAACCACCAAATAAAGCTAAACCAATTGGACCGCCGATTGCTGAATAAAGACCAGTAGCAACACGCTTCGTTGCTATCATTGCTCTCTGTGCGTTTGTCAGTTGTACGGTGTAACCAAATACTTCTTTACTTCCCTTCTGGAATGCATTGGATGAGACTGCCAAAGATAAAGCCAAGTCACCAAGCAAGCCCTTCATCTTCCTGACAATAAACAGACCAACGTAGGCTTTACCTAACAAAATTATTTCATCGCTGTATTTGACAATCGTTCCTATGATTGAATTTATTGTTTCTGCTAGGTTTTTAACCACTTCGGTTACTTCTTGAACAATCTCCCTTACGTCTGTATTTTCATTAACAAACTGACCAATCTGAATAACTGTTGAATCAAAGGCACTTTTTAGCTGGTCGATATCACCTTGAAGCGTATTCATTTGTTGCGCAGCTACTAAGGATGCTTGTCCAGATGACTCTAACTTAGCCCTCATCTCCTCGAAAGCTGCCGAGCCTTTGTTTAATAAAGTAGCAAGACCTACACCACCTTCTTTGCCAAGTTCGCTGATTACTTGCGCACTTGTCAGACCTTGATTCTCCAGGTCTTTCAATATCTCTACAAAAGGCTTAATCTTCCCTGTTGCATCTGTGATATTGATTCCCAACTTGTTACCATTCTTTAATAACTGGTCAAGACCTGATGAGAATGAAGTACCTGCTTTCTCACCATTTCCAAATGAAGTTGTCAGTATGGAAACAGCCGTCACAGTGTCCTCAAAGCTCTGATTAAACGAGGTGGCCACTGAGCCAGCATTTCGCATTGCGACTTGTAAGCGTTCTACATTTGTCGCACTGTTTGATATTGATGCAGTTAGAACATCTGAGACCCGTTGTGTATCACTTGCCGCGATGTCGAACTGTGACATAGTTGATACAAGTAACTCTGTAGTTCTGCCTAAATCCGCGCCCGCCGCCTCGGCCAAGTTCAATACATTGGGCAAAGTTGCTAACTGCTGATTAACTGTTTGCCCAGCAGAGGACAAAGAGTAAAGAGCGTTTGTTACCTGTTCTGGATTAAAGCGAGTGCTGCTCGCGTATTGCAAAGCAGCACTAATTAATAACTTTAGTTCCTTTGTTGTCGCGCCAGCAACCGCACCAACTTTCGCTATGCCTTGCTCAAACTTAGCAAATTTGCTCACAGCATAGAGGACACCACCACCAGCGGCCAATGTAGCTGCTTTCACAGCCAACATGGCTTGTTCAAAATCACGTTTTATGCGCCCTGATTCTTTTTTAGCAATGCGCGAGGCACGGCCTAAGTCGTTTTCAAACGAGGCCATATTCGCGCTTAATTTAATCGCTATGTTTGCTAGTTCTTGAGCTGCCATTATTTTTTAATCCCGAATGCTTTCTTGATGATGTCAACGTCTTGCTCAACGTCTGTTTTCCAGAATGACTTGATTAAGAAGTCATTTGGTTTTTTCGGTGTGGTTCCTTTACGTGAGTTGCTATTGATGTAAATAGCCATCATTTGAGCGAGCATGAGTTGCAACTTCTCTTGCTCTGATGGCTCTTTTGCACAATAGACTTGCCAGTGTTTTAACTCACTGCTTGAGTAGTTTTTGAGGATGGACTCAACGCTGGTGTTTTGTCGGTCTGCGAATCTGAATAGCCAGCGGAGCCACTCAGACTCTTTAAGTTTTTTCCAGCGTCCTCAGTGGTCACTTTGGCCGTGGCTTTAGATGCCAAGTCAAGAATCCGTGCTGGTATCTGCTTTCGCATTTCTTCAACAGAATCAAATGACCTAACGCCAGACTCATCACATAACTGCAACATCAACGTGAAGTCACGCTGCAAGTTCATGTCCTTTAGCTCATCTGATGAGGGCATATAATCGGCGTCTTTCTTTTGCTTGCCGATCATGGCCATAATGGTGGATAGTTTTTCTGTGACCATTTCGGCTTCTTCGCCTGTCAGGTCTTTGTAGAAAAACTCTAATTCTTGGCCGTCATAGTGAAATTTGGCCGTTTTAACGTGTGTTTTAGAAACGTAGTCTAATAAGTTCATAATGTTTTAATGGGTTGGTTTAAAAAGGGTGGATGGGAAAGCCGAATTAACGACAATCCCACCCATTAACGCGGTTAAGCGGCTTCCTGAGTAGTGATTGCGCCTGATACACGCAATGAGATAGTGCCTCGCCACACGTCATTAACTGACGCGCCTTTTGGCATACCTTGTACACTGGCTTGGAAGTCCAGAGTGGTTCGGTCGGTTGGAATAACAAAGGTAGATGTGTATGTCACATCTGTATCTGATTCTGAACATGCGATAACAAAACGCTTGTTTGCACCACCGGCCAAATCACTTAAGGTTTGCTGTGTGACATTAGCCGGGTCGTAGTTGAACCCGATGGTCACAGTGCCGTTATCAACCAGCCCTGAAAAATACTCCATGGCGGTTGAATCCATGTTAGTAACATCAATATCACCGGCAGTCGGGCCAAATTCCCCGATGTCTGTAATATTGCCCAATTTGCGCACTTCGTTCCCGCTGTCGGTAGCATCCAACAAGAGAATCTCTGTGCCTTGTGTTTTAAGCCCTAAAGCCATATTAAACTCCTGAATTACGCGCACAGAAAAGCCGCCCCGCCTCGTTAGAGGTAGGCATGCGATATGCGCTTTGGTTAAAAAACTAAGTTACATCAGCGGCTATTCCAGTAGGAATAATCCATCAATGTTCGGTAATATCCTGTCTCTGCATCGCGGTCGCCATAGATAGGCAAGCCCTGCATGTAGCCGTGTGGCTCTAAAGCGGCACGACATGCGAGAAACAAACTCACTGAGCCGGACTGGTCGGTGCCAATACATTCAATGCCTGTGTATTGGCTTTCGATGTTTGGCACTTCGGCAAGTAGGTTTTCAGGATTTGTATTAATAATACGAACGACAACATAAGGCGGCGTGGTGCCTTGTGGTGCTTGTGAGGTATATATTTTGGTGGTGATAGCTGTAACGCCTGAGTCGGCGGCAAGTAAGGAATAGACGGTCATTTCGATAGCTTCTTGGTTTCACGAATTATTGCTTTTGAAAGGTTTTCCATAAATGCTCGAACAGCTTCCATTTTCTTTTGGTCATAGGCTTTGGTTAGAAACCTTTGTCCAGGTTGTTTAATTGTTCCCAGCTCCACGAATCGCCAGTAAAACACGTTCTTTTTAAACGGCTTTACGTACATGATTTCATTTTGGCCTTGCAGCTTGGGATTAGGGTCACGCCTGACCTTGATTTCATCCTCAATGTTGATGTCATCCGGTGTCGGGTCGCGTGGTGCGTTCTCGATTGCTTGGTCACGTATCACATTGGCACCCTTACGCAATGCGGGTGATAGAAAGTTTTTGCCAGTGGCGCGGGTTAGCTGTCTTATTTTGCGGTCTAACTCCTTTAGCCCTAAGATTTCAACGTCAGCCATTGGTGTAGCCTGTCTTACACATCAGTGACATGTAAACATTGTTTGTTGGGTCGGGTATGATGTCCTTAATGTCGTAGTTTCTGCCATCAAAAACGAGGCGCATGGACTCATCAATATCATTGCGCTTATAAATGGTCACACGGGCGTTATACTGCGCTATTGGCTGTGCTAAAGCCTCTAATTCACGGCCTGACAGGGCTATGATGCCCGCTGGAACGTTTGTGGCCACATCTACCCATGTGACTGTCTCAAGGCCGTTAGAATCAACCACACGCTGTTGTGATTGGATTGTGACGCGAAAGCGCATATCAGCGGGTTTGAGGTTTAGCATAATTCTCTTAATTCTCTGCGTTCAAAGCATTCAAGCGCGGTTTGTCTTGAGCAGTTGTAAACCTTCACGCCCAATCGTTCGCAATCTTGTGCAACAATGCGCATGTGATTAATCCATCCGCTAAAGCAGGTCTGCTGATTCAAGCCCTTAACATGGTCGCCGTGCCAATGTGATTTACCATTGGTGTTCTGCATGTCATAGCCTAATAAAATGATTTCATTTGCGCCCAATAAGTAGGCAAGGTTTATGCACTGGTGGCCTGAGTTGCCGCCAGTTCTGATTCGGTCTAATCCAATGCCGTTTCTGGTGTTATCGTACGGCCATTTTTTAACTTTCGGGTGGTCATACAAAATGGACATCTTTTGGCCTTGATGGTCTAAGGCTTCTGGATATTTTTTCCACCACGGCACATCACACGCATAAACGATGTCAGCCCAAGGTGCCAGTTGGAAAGTGTTGTTGATTACAATCACCGTTCCCTTTCCTTTGATATAATCCACATCTTCTTGAGTTAATGAACCGCCGGACGCGCAAATAAAGAAGCGTTTACGGTAGTTGGTCACATCCTTGCCAATAATTGATTCAAGATATGACCAATCATCCTTTTTACCTTCCATTTTGTGGCCAATTCCAATCCCACCACGGCCTTTTAACCCCTTTATCCCGACAACATCCATAGCAGCCGTTAAATGACCTTTAAAGCTCTGCCATAGAGTGATATCAATCGGTTTGTTGCTTTTACGACATATTTCCCTTAGTTTTTCTACTGCTTTGCCTTTTAATGCCGTCTGACATAAGCAAGCATGGTCTTTGTGGTTAAATTTTCGGTATGTTTTGTTCTGAATGTTGTAATAAAGGCTCTTTTTTTGCCCTACAAGGTCGTGTTTTTGCAGTAAATTGGCTGTTTTCTCGATGTATTCCGGTGCATACCAGTCGTCATCCTCACATACAATCACACTGTCATTTTTCCCCACTTCATCAAGCAATCTGGCCATTGCCCTGTGCTGTGTGTTTTCACCGTTCCAAATCCAGTCAGATTGGATAAAAACATCACATCTTGACGGTATTTCGCTAACCGGCTCGCAGTCATCCAGTACAATCCATTGAAAATCTTGATATGTCTGCCTTTCTAAGTAGCTATTAAGCAGATTTAACGCTTCTGGACGGCCACCAGTGGGTGTTATGACCTTTAGCATAGCTGCTTAACGATTTTCCTTACATCGTGGTTTTCAGCCACCCATTTTCGCCACCCATAATGGTTAAGCTCTTTTTTCGCCTTTGCCAACACTTTAGATAGGCTTGGTGTGTAACCTGAACGGCCTGAATAGCTTTGTTTCATTTCTTTATGAAGCCATTCACCCATTAAAGCTGGTTGGTAAGCGTCACGGTGGTCATAAATAACCGTGGGAACGTCACAAGCCATTGCCTCAAGTGCTGCACGGCCTGTAGCGAACACTAAATGACTAGAATTAATCACATCACGCGCTTGTCTGTGGGTTAAGTCCTTTGCGTGTAGATAATCCATATCAAGCATGTCAGCGACCTTTTCGCCGTGGATGTTTCCGTATCGGTAGGAATAACGGGTTAATTTGTTCTTTTCCAGTCGTTCTGACTTCCAAAACTCAAGGTCAATTGGCTGTCTGATAATCTCGCCATCCATTTTCCAGTGATCGCGGACACCCTCACTAACAAACATCAACGCATCGCATGAATTATCTGGTTTTTCAGCGTCAATAATGCCGTGGCTGATAAGGATTGATTTTTTACATGTAACAATTGCGTTTCTGGTTAAATCTATGTTTGCAAATATACCTAAATCAAAGGTCGTACCTTCTGGATAGTATTTGCAGTCATGTGGTTCCCACACAGTTACATCATGTCCAAGCCTCACAAGCTCATTGTGAACGGTTAATATCCATGATTGAAGCCCACCTATGGGACGGCTACCAAAAGGGCTGAATTTGCCTGTGATTAGTATTTTTTGCATAATTCAGACCATGTATGTAGTTCTGAGCCAAAATCTGACTTGGTGTGAATCGCTTTTCCTTTTCTGGCGTTCCATTTATCGCGCCATTGTGGAAAATATGTGGCGTAGAAGTCGCACGTATCATCCCAATGGTCAATACTCAAGCATTTGCCATAATGTTTAACTTTTATGCCTGATTTTTGTACATTCCCTGTGTATGTCGGCTCTCTTTGGCCGCTTCGGTCGTATCTGGCTTTTTTAGGGTCAAAATACATCAGTATTTGCCTGCATTCGGTTCCCCATAACCGTGGCAATCGGGATAAATCACCTTTGGTGTAAGGCTCTTGTCTGTCGGGCGTTAAATATCCGTCATACAAATCAAGGGTAAACCCGCCTTTCTGACTCGGCAAATCACCACCAAGGCGTTCATCTGCATCAAAGCATAGGCACATATCGGCATCAACAAGGTCTAATAATTGGCCTCTGTGTTTGCTTTCCTCATGCCACTGGTTTGGACTCCATTCCTTACCCTCAATAACGGTCACATCATCAAAGGATTTCATTATTTCAACGCTGTTATCTGTAGAACAGTCGTCATAGATATAAATGTGGTCACAGTGTTTGAAAAAGTGACTCAAAGTGTCCTCAAGTATTAAGGACTCGTTTCTCATTCTGGATATGCCCGCTATCACAAACCCAAAACCCTGTAAGGTGATAACATGTTCCAGAAAGTACGCTGGGCATCACCTGACATCTCACCGGGTGATATAAAAGACTGGTAAACGTGAAAGATAATCGCTTGTTTTACTGCGTCAGGTATTTGGTCAGCACTTGCAGGACTTGTGCCTGATGGGTAGCCAGCAGACAGTGTAAATTTAATGGGTACTATGGTGTCATCAACACTTGGCAATGATTTAAACCTTACCAGTGGTGGCGCATCGTTTAAATCAGCTTCGTAGTCTGTGAACGCCGTGTATGTTGTGCTTAGATATTCAACAGAATCAATAGCACGGACAGGGTAAACGGGTAAACGATAGTAAGCCACCACATCTTCAAAGTACAAAGTAACCGTACGCTGTGCAAACATAGCACCTGTGAAGTTTTCAGCCTCATTAGTAGCGGCCTGTAACATGATGGTGATTTTGTCATCATGCGCAGTGTCAGATATGTTTAAAACATCTTTACACTGAGCCAGTGTTACAGGGTAATAATCCGGCGTTGTTGTGGTGACTGAATATCTCATTTCTTGGCTTTTTTCTTGGTTTTCTTTTTGGTGACTTTCTCAGGACGTTGCTGTACAACTTTGGTTTTATACTAGGTCAGATAACCAGCTACAGCCAAATCCTTACAACCCGGCTTTTCGTCAATAATGTCACCTTTTCTCATCCGGCCAACGCGGGAATCGTGAAAGTCGCAATTTGCTTTGTATTTCATAATAAAAAAAGGGGCAGGTTATTAGCCCACCCCTTAAAGGGTTAAACAGTTAAGTCGCCGTATTGGACAGCGGCATTTCTAAACACGCCGAACGCAAAGCGTCCTGTGCCTCGGATAGTGACAATTTTCTTCTGGAAGTTAGTACCATCAGATTTAGTCATTTCAATCTCAACACCTTGTCGTGTCCACAAGCCTGTGTTCATGTTGTCAATTACCAACAATTTGTTAGCAGTGACATCATTATTCAGCACAACAGGCAAGCCCCAGATATAAGGCTGTCCATTGATGTAGGTCAAAGCAACGCCATCACCAGAAGCATAATCATTTCTGGATGTGCCAACTTTGACACGCTCAATTGATCCAAACGTTGCTGGGTTCATCAGGATATGTGTTGCCTGATAGTCACCACCAACAATTGAATACTTGGCCTTGTTCAAAGAATCCATAGCGGTATCACCAGTGGCTGGTGTGAAAGCTGTGAAGTTTCCTGTATCGGTCAATCCAGACAAGTTCGGAGTGGTGCCGTTGCCAGATATAATTTGAGTCTGCAAACGGTGTCTAATGCCGTGGTTCATTCTCATATTGATGTGACCTTCAATGAAAGGCGCATCAGCCAAAGCCTGTTCTGCAACTTCAATGAAATGGTCAATATCTCTAACTGGCAGCTCTTGCGAACCATAAACGATTGCTGATTCAGGCATGGTTTCACCCTGAGAAGTCTCAGCAGCAGCATTAGTGTGCGATGTCTCTTTAGGGATATGAATCATGTTAGATGCAGTTGAGCCAGTAGGGATGATGTCCAACAAATTCAACTGTCGAAATGGTGCGGCATTCAAAGCCCTATAATCTTGCTGAACCAAGTCAGAAGATGGCTCTAATGGTGAGCCTGATTCAGTCAAAATGGTGTTTTTGACCTCGATAACCATCTGGTTTCGCTCTTTATTGGCAAACTGCTTGTAACTTTCTGATTCAGTCAGTTGTTCACCAATAGACTTAGTTGTACCGGGGTTAAAACCTTCCGTCAGCTTTTGTTGCAAATCCAGTAACTTTTCTGAAAGTTCCGCGGTTTTCTCGCGCATTTCTTCCATTTGGTCACATGTCTGCTTTAGCTTCTCTCTGGTTTCCTCTGAAGCCTCGCCATTAGCTTTCACTTCATCGGTGTATTTCTTAACCATTAAATCAATCTTAGAAGCTTGTGCCTCATTCAATGATTTAACCTGTGTTTCGACCTGTGCTAACAAGTCGTCTGCGTTTTTAATTTCCATAGTGATCTCGTAAATTACGCGCACAGTCGAACCGCCCCGCCCATTTCTGGGTAGGCATTCAAAATGCGCTTGGTTTAAATTAGATGCTCAGTCTTATTCCTGAACAGTCAATGACATCACCATCGCGGTGATTTTTGATGCGGCTTATTAACGTCATTGCCGCTTTTTGTGAAAGTCCTAAACCATCGCGGAGGTATCTTTCAATCTCTTTTATGCTGTCAAGTTCCTCAATGGCCTTGATAGCTGTAATACTTGCGCCTAAATTGGCCGGTTCCTCTACAATAGAAACCTCGATTAAGTCCAGTTCGTAGATGTCAACACCGCCAAAATCGTTCTTTTCAACGCGCTTCTCAATGTAACCAATGCTCATGCCATCAATTGCACCGTGCAAAATAGATGCTTTGGTGTCCTCTGCCACTGAGTGTCCAGGTGTCAAACTTCCTTCCATGTACAATCCGGCATCATCTGGTGTGATTGCATCCCATTTGCCAATAACTGCGCCGTGGTGGTTCCACCTCATACGAACGGGTCTGGAACGGTTCTGTAATGTTTTATCAAAGGCTTCTGGGAAAACCCTGTCACCATAGGAATCTACATTCATGAATTGGGAGCCATAGCCTGTCACAATGCCCTTTGTGGCATCCTTGACTTTGACTGAATCGGTTTGAAAGTGCTTATACTTCATTGCTCTGGCCTCTGGCTAAATCTGTTAAATATTGGTCAATGGGTTGCAGTGCTGTGTTAATGAGTAGTTCGTCACCGCCATCTTTGGGCAATCTGCCCTCTGATAATCTGGCTTCGTTGGGTGTCATGGTTCCTGAATTAATCTCTTTCTGATTGGCTTCGGCTCGGTCTTTGCGTGATAGCTGCAACAAGGCATCAAAATCAAAGTGAACGCGGGTCTTTTTACGCTTACCAGCTTCTATTAAGTGAACGCCAGCAGATTGCGCTATGTAGTCGGTCATCGGTCGCAAACTCAGCTTGTACCAGCCCTCAATAATCTGTGTGATGCCTGAACCCCAACCAGTAGATGCGCTCATGTCGTTCAGTAAAATGCTTGGAATGTCTAAGAATCGGCCAATGTCCTCGATTGAGAACTTGCGTGATTCTAATAACTGGATGTCTTGTGGGTTTAATCCGATTTGCTCGTACTTCCAACCGCTCTCAAGGGTCATCAATACGTTGTCTGTACCTTCCTTTAAGGCTTTAAACTCGGTCTTTAATTGCGCTCTTTGCTTGTCAGTCAGTTTCAGGGCTGAATCAAAGTACAAGATGCCTGACGGCTTGGCTGCATTGTCTAAAACTTGGGTGCTTCGCTCGTCAGCAGAAAGACCAACACCAATAGCAGTAGCACCGTATGACAGCGGTGACATACCAACAACGTTGTTTCCGAATAACATGGTGTGCCAGATATTATCCGCAGCTATAACGCTTTGACGGCCATCTCTAGTGTAAACAAAAACTTTTGTGCCATCATCCAATACCCGTACTTCCATCTGAGTAGATGACAGCGGTAGGAGTGATACAACCTTGTTTTTATCCCGTCTTACCAGCACATAAGCGTTACCAGTTGACATCAGATTGAACGAAAGCTCGTTCATAAATTCAATGCGGGTCTGGTATCGGTTTACTTTGTAGTCGAATAGCTGTTGCAAAGGGTTTTCTTTATCGGCCACCCACTGATTTTCTGACTCATCCCACACCTGCATCTGTACTGGCAAGGATGATATGGTGCGTGTCCAACGGGTAATCCCAGCCCAAAATGCTGACAATTGCAGTGCTTGGTCTAATGTTGGGCTTTTCTGGCGCGTGAACGCCTTAGACTTTGGCCTTGTGTATTGCTCGCCTTTGTCGTTAGAGGTTGATGAACTACCACCGCCCCATGTCCAAAATTTAAAGTTCATAATGTCATTGATATTCTGTTGGTCATGACATCGTCAAAGGTCATGTTCGGTTCATATTCCAATGACATGCCGAAACACATTAAGAGCGTTACAATGTCATCAATTTTGTTTGCGCTGTTTTTCTTGTCTGGTGATTGGTTCATGTTTTGATCGTGGCGCATCACTAAGTTACCGGCACACCAAGTTAAAATAGGGTCGCAGCCGTGGTATAGATTGCCTGAGTAGTAAGTCTCATCGAATTTCTTAATAGC